GATCTAGATTTAATCTCTCTTCTCCTTCAAGTTTTTTACGTTCATTTTCTTGTGCTTGAAGGTCTAACTCTCTTGCTCTTAGTTTTGCAATAGGGTCATTATCAAATTGAGAGGTAATTTCTTTTTCTTCCTTCATAAATTCTTCCATCATCTCTGCAATCAATACGGATTTTCTAGATTCTACTTTTTCAGAAAGCATTTTAACTTGCATTTGCATATTAGGATCTTGCATTGCTTGAGGATTTTGTTGCATCATAGATAATTGTTGTAATTCTTTTTGAAATTCTATTTCAATTTGTTCTTGAGCCATTAACGAAATATGTTCAAAGATATTTTTTTGTAGTGCACCCATAACCATCGGTGCATTTCTAGCTAGATTGGTTGCCATAAAATTTAAATGAGCTGTCATGTGTGCTCTATGATCTTGACCTGGAAAAGCTTGAAAAGTTTGACCTCCCAATGCATCAATATGTTCTAATGATGGATCTTTTGGTGCAGGTGGTTGAGGTTTTTTTAAAATTAAATTAATATTTTTTACACCCAATGCTTCGTACATATTTCTATATACTTCGTACATATTGTGAATTTGAGGATTAGATGCTGCCAATTGCATCTCCGACTGCGCAATGGAGATACGCTGTGTCTGGGAAAAAATATTTGGATCTGCAACTGGCAGTATATCAACTCTGTCATCAAAATCTTGTTGCTTGATAACACGTTGTCCTCCCACAACGTCATAGGGGTATTCCGGTGGAAGATATAGTTTGAATACTCTAGCGAGTAGATTAAATTCTTGTTTTAACGATGAGTATAATCTTTTGTGAATAGAAGACATCACACGACTACCTCGTTCTAGAAGCGCAACGGTCGTACCCACAGCTGCTCCTTGATTCCCGTCACCCACTTGCAAGTCTGCTATTGAAGCAAAACGTTGACCTGCTTGTACTACGACCCCCATTAACTGTAATAAGGTTTGAGACGGTTCTTTGAAAGGAAGAGGCATAAAAGCATCTCTAAGATTTCCACCAGGTGCATCTACATCTCTAAACTCTCCTGGTTGTATTCCTTGTGCATCGTCTCTGATTCGTATCCCGCGCATTTTAAACCCTGCGGGTAAATTAGATAAAGTTCCTGCGTCTAGTAATTGACGTAATGCTGAAGTGGCTGTTCTAGATAAACCACCAATCATATGTATTAAACCAAAGCCATAAAAACCTAGTCCTGGTAAAAATTTAAAGTGAACAAAGTATTGTATTTTCTTTTTCTTGACATCTCCTATTTCATAGTTTCTTCGAATGGATAAAATTTCTCTAGAAGATTCTTCAATGGTAACTACATACGGAACTTTAATTCCAGTAGGTTCTCCTTCTGGATCTACATCTTCAAAACCTTCTAAATCTAATTCGGTATGAAATTCTAGTAGAGTAAATACATTTGCATCTTTTGTTTTTGTTTCTCCTGCAAGTTCTCTTTCTTTTTTTTCGGCTTCACTTTCGTTTTGTGATCCCGGAGTTAAATCAATGTCTCTATAAAAACCACCTACTTGTTGTTTTCGTAAATCATTTTCTGACATACGAACCATATGAATAATAGATTCTGCATCATCTAAACTAGTTGCCGTATAAGGAACTACCAAATCATCTGCGGGTACAAATTTAGAAACTGCTTTACCTTCTACTTCATCGTAATAAATTTTTTTAAATGCAGATCCTGCTAGTGGTAAATAAAATAATAACTGATCAAAGTCAGGTTCATAGTCTGTCATTTTATTCATGACTTCGTAATTCATGTAGTCTTCTACTCGTTGTGACTGTTGAATTTTTTCTGGAGTAGAAACACCCATTACTTGAGTTCGTACAGGTCCATCTGCGGGTAATAATTCTTTATACGCCAAAGCTTGAAACTGAGTTACTGCTTCTGCTAACACAGGGTGAGTTGCACCTGACGCACCTTTAAAAGGTTCGGTTCGATCGTTGTATTTAAATCCTAATAAGTCTAGTCCTTCAGTGTAAGATTTTTCCCAATCTTTTCTAGACATTTTGTAGTCTTGGTAATTACCCATTAAATCATTAGAGAGTCTTCCCAAAATATCGTCTTCTAAAAAATCTGCAATGTTATCAAAATGACTTTGACCTTGATCGGTTGCTGCTAATTTAGGATCATAGTTAATATCTACACTGCCATCTTCATTTTCAACAAGATCAACTGGAGGTCCTTGTTCCGCTTGTTCTTGTTGTTCTTCTTGAAGTTCTTGTGTTAGTTCTTCAGGGTCTATGTTAATTGTGGTTTCAACGTTATTCAACGTTTTGTCTACATCAGCCATTATTTTCTCCGTTTATTCTTTGTATTCTTTTTCTTAGTATATTTCAAGCCTTGTGAAGCAGGTCCTTTTAAAGGAGGAGGTCCTTCTTTTTTACCTTTTGAATAATCTTTAATCAATGTAGTCATGTCCAATCTCTTGATCTAATTGATAATCATAATCATCTATAATACGATCTTTATATGGATCTTCATTAAGTTTATTTCTTACTTTAGTTCTTGTTTCAGCTAATTTAGGATTTTTAATTTTTCCCGTTGCTATTTTTTCTACACCTTCTAAGTCGCTTAAAAATCCAGTTCCATTTTTTTCTAATTTAAATACATCTTTCCCAATGAACACTTCGTCTTTCGAAGCTTCTAAAGCATAATCAATACCATGCTCATCACCTCCCATGTTGACATATTCAGGTCTCATTTCTAATGCTTGAAACTCACGTATTTCTTTTATTTTACCTGTTTCAATATCTTGTACATTATACCTAACGTGAGAAAGTGTAAATGAATCATCATAAGCTCCGCCTCCCTCTACGTCTATGCTAATGTTTCCACCTCCTGGTCCTTTAGTTAAAGTAAATTTTTTACCCCCTTCTTCCAGTTCGTATGTATTTAAATCTCGTGTTACGTTTCCAAGTTTTTCTGCTGTATTTTTTTCTAATATAGGTTTTAATCCGTAAGTTGCAATGGGTTTATTTGGATAGTGCTTCGCATATACAGAGCGTTCCTCGAATTGAACTGGTTTGCTAGGGTCTACGTTTTTGGCAAAATCATCTATTTTTTTTATGGAACCTTTTAAAAGTATTTTATCTACTAAAGGTGCAAACCATGCTGGTTGTCCTACTGCTGGTTCTGCTAATACTTTTAATGCAGTTTTAGTTTTAAGTGTCTTTGCAAGTTTAAGTGCACCGGTTCCAAAGGCAGCTACTGCTAGTCCCAAGGCTCCCGCGCCTTTTAAGAAATCTCTTCTATCTGGATTTTCTGGTTGAGGATCATCCATAATATCTTGAACTTCTTTCTCTGTTAATTCTTTTTTAGGTTTATCTTTTTTTGATTTTTTTAATAAATTAAATAGTTTTTTTGAACCACCTGATCTTAATTCAATTCTTCCCCTATTAGGCACAATACCAAAATACTGTCCTACCAATCCAGGTTGTTTGGATTGATTTCCTACATAAGTTTTCTCTAACGTTTCTTGTGACTTCTTTAAATTTTCAAGTTCTGGATTAGTAAAATCTGTTTGTGTTTCTCCCTCTATTCCACCAAATATATTTGATTCTTCTAAACGTTTTTCTTTAGTAAATTTTTTTTCCATTGTTTGTTTATTTGATGCTTTTAAATAATCATTGTAGTCAGGAGAAACTAATTTTCCTTCTTTGATAAATGGTTGTAAATAAGTTGCTGTTTCTTTGATTATGTTTTTATTACGTTCAATAGAAGCAAGTATGGAATCTTGGTCTTCAGATAATAAAGTAGAAGAAGGATCATTTAGTTGTTGATTTAAATTTTCTAAATCGTCTCTAGCAGTTCTAAACTTATCTATATTCTGTTGAATCTCATATCCTCGTACAGCGCTTTCTCCACCTATGTCTCTTATGATGCGTTCGTCTGCTCTGGGTGTAAGACCTAAAGTAAGATCGCTTACAGTATTCTGCAATACCTCTGATGTCCTATCTCCTTGAGAAACGTCATACAACGCAAAGGGTGCAGTTACTGCTGCAGTGATACCTATTCCTAACGGACCTAAACCTGTGGTTAATTCTGCTACTCCTCTAGCACCTAACTTAGCAATGTTTCCTATTTTACTACCCATACCCCTTAGTATCTGTGCTTCTCGCTCAGGTAGAGCGTTTATAATTTGATCAATAGGTAGTCCAGAATTTAGTTGTTTGATATCTCCAATTTTTTTTAAAACTTTTTGTTCTGATGAATTTAGTTTTTCTATAAAATTTAAAATTTGTTTTTGTTTTGCGATAGGGGCAAGATTTTCTCCTCTTTCTAAAAACTTTTTAGTTGTAAAACCAGCAGATTCAAATAAAGGAGTTAGTTGTGGTTTATACTTGATTACATTTTTTTTTACTTGATCATTTAATGTTAAACTTTTTTTTAACCCCTCTACTAAATCTGTTTTAATAAAAGGATCCGATCCATATCTTTTTACTTTTCCCGTAGAAGTAAGCTGCCCTACATCATAGCCTTCAAACATTAATCTTCCTATTTCATTTAATGATTTCAATTGTTTTTGTGCTTGTAATTTTAATTTTGGATCTAATTCTGGATCTACTAATTTTTTTTGTATTTTATTTAATTGCGTATCATATCCATTTTTAAACTTATTAAATGATGTTGGTACAGCTTTTACACGTAATAAACTTTCTTTAATTCCTCCTGCTTTTTCAATTGCTGTTCTAGATAGGGGATGCTCTAATTGAAATTGTGTTCCAAATTTACGTTCTATTTCTTTAGCAACTCTGTTATATCTTGAAAAATTCTCGAATGCCTCTTTTCTTGCTTTAGATCCTTCTGGATAAGTTTTCATAATTACTGATTTTAAACTTTCTTTAAATAATCCTTCTAAACCTTTTGTTGAGTTAATTTTTTTTCTAACAGCCTCAATATCTTTTTCAGAAAAAGATTGTAAAAACACTACTCCTTCTTTTCCTCTTGTAGCTGCTTTTTTATTATGATGCTTATAGATATTATCTAGCAGCTTTTTATATATATTTTTTTCTGCCAAAGTTTTGTATTTAAAACCTTTTCCTTGATTTATTTTTTCTAAAATATTATCAAATAGTTCTGCTTGGTCTTTTGTTTTTCCTAACGCACCTATTGCCGCAGATTTTTTACGATCTCTTACCTTTGAAATACCTTCTTCTTCAGCTTGATTATAAATGTACTCTGCGCTTTCTCTTAGTACATCTAAGTTTTCTCTTGTTGGTGTTAAAGCTCTTCCCTTATCAAACACTGGATTTTTATCTTTGGAACCAGCTTTGATATATCGTACTACTATTCTGTTGTCTGTTGTTTTCCCTGCATAAACACCTGGATATTTATCTTTTATTTCTTTTTTAAATAAATCTATTTCTTCTTGAGAAGCTAATTTAGCTTTTTTTGACTCTATTAAACTTGCATCATCAAAACCTTCTTTTTTAGCTTGATTTAAAAAGTTCTTTGCGGTTTTTCTTAGTACATCTAAATTTTCTTTTGTTGGTGTTAAACCTCTTTTTAATGTAAACTTTTTATCACCTTGTTGTCTTCTATATCGTAGCTCTATTGTTCTAGGATTTCTTTTTCCCGCTTTTGTGTCATTTATCTTAACACCTGGATATGCATCTTCTATTTCTTTTTTAAATAATTCTATTTCTTTTTTAGAAAGTAGTTCATTAGGATCCGTTCCTCCATTAAACCCTTCTCGCTCCACGACTCCGCCATCTTTAGCCATGGTCCTTGGTCCTTGGTCCATGGACGGTGAAGCAGGACGAGTGAGATAACGCATCATCTCATTGTATTCGTGGATCTTCATTTACACTCCTAGTAGGTTAGCTAGTCCTTGAGGTCCAGTTCCATCTGCTTGTTTGGTTCTGGGAGTTTTAATAATAGTATCTACAATTTCTTCCGTAGGAACACCTCTATCTGATAAAAGAGCTGCTTCTCTAACGTTGGCATATACTTCCGCAACTTTTTGTGGATCATTGCTCGCTTGAATAACATCCATAGTCTCATCATCTAAGTACCTAGAATATTTATTACGTAGTTCCATCTTAATGGTTTTCATTTGTTGTTGTGGTCCTAGTTCTCCAGACAATTGCATTTCTACAAACTTATCAAAATCTCCAGGGTTGTTGCCTCGTAATCCTTTTTCATTCATTAGTTTTACGTCGTTAGCAATATCTGAAAGATCTAACTCTTGGCCACCTATTTTTATTTTTCCCTCTGGATATAGTGCATTCATCATCTCCATTCCTTCTTCATCACTTAACGATCCTATGCCTCCTTGTAAAACTTTAGGTCTAGTAACCGTTTTATACGCTTCACCATACGCATCTAAAATGTCATAACCATCTACTGCATCTCTATCTACTCCTAGCTTTTCTAGCATATTATCTACTGCCATATCTGCATCTAGCTTCGAGTCACCCGTTGGGATAATATCGTCTGCAGATTCTTTAATTGCTTGTTGAAGACTTTTCTTTGCTTTTTTTAACAACTGTATAAGTTTTAATCCTGAACCATACGCATAGCCAACTCGTCCACCCATTGCAAAACCTTCTGGGTCGTCAATGTCATCTTTAAGTGATCCAAGTCCAAATTCTTTTTCTGCTTTTGCAGCGTCTTCTGGGCTGATGGATCCTGGAGCTCTGTCCATTTTAGCTTCAAAGTTATATTGTTTCTTCGCAAACTCTGCTGCTTCTCTAGAAGTTCTCATCTTGGCTAAATCAGGTCCTAAACTATCTAATACTTCTAATGCATCCTCTCCGTAAAATCTTCTAAAGTAGTCTAAGGATTTAGGGCTTCCTTGTAAAATATCTTGTTCCATTTCTTTAGTGGCTGGAAACTTACCTGATTTTATATCTGCAATCATAATGTCATTAGCGGTTGCTTTGACTAAACCTTCTTTTTGAATTTGTGCAGGTATAGGATCAGATAGACCTTTTAATCCTTTTTT